ATGGCACTGAATATTCCATTCAGAAATGCGTACTATCGTTTTGCATCCAGTTACTCATTTCTCTTTTTTATTTCCTGGTCGCTGTGGTGGTCGTTATACGCTATTTGGCTGAAAGGACATCTAGGATTAACAGGGACGGAATTAGGTACACTTTATTCGGTCAACCAGTTTACCAGCATTCTATTTATGATGTTCTACGGCATCGTTCAGGATAAACTCGGTCTGAAGAAACCGCTCATCTGGTGTATGAGTTTCATTCTGGTCTTGACCGGACCGTTTATGATTTACGTTTATGAACCGTTACTGCAAAGCAATTTTTCTGTAGGTCTAATTCTGGGGGCGCTCTTTTTTGGCCTGGGGTATCTGGCGGGATGCGGTTTGCTTGACAGCTTCACCGAAAAAATGGCGCGAAATTTTCATTTCGAATATGGAACAGCGCGCGCCTGGGGATCTTTTGGCTATGCTATTGGCGCGTTCTTTGCCGGTATATTTTTTAGTATCAGTCCCCATATCAACTTCTGGTTGGTCTCGCTATTTGGCGCTGTATTTATGATGATCAACATGCGTTTTAAAGATAAGGATCACCAGTGCATAGCGGCGGATGCGGGAGGGGTAAAAAAAGAGGATTTTATCGCAGTTTTCAAGGATCGAAACTTCTGGGTTTTCGTCATATTTATTGTGGGGACGTGGTCTTTCTATAACATTTTTGATCAACAACTCTTTCCTGTCTTTTATGCAGGTTTATTCGAATCACACGATGTAGGAACGCGCCTGTATGGTTATCTCAACTCATTCCAGGTGGTACTCGAAGCGCTGTGCATGGCGATTATTCCTTTCTTTGTGAATCGGGTAGGGCCAAAAAATGCATTACTTATCGGTGTTGTGATTATGGCGTTGCGTATCCTTTCTTGCGCGCTGTTCGTTAACCCCTGGATTATTTCATTAGTGAAGCTGTTACATGCCATTGAGGTTCCACTTTGTGTCATATCCGTCTTCAAATACAGCGTGGCAAACTTTGATAAGCGCCTGTCGTCGACGATCTTTCTGATTGGTTTTCAAATTGCCAGTTCGCTTGGGATTGTGCTGCTTTCAACGCCGACTGGGATACTCTTTGACCACGCAGGCTACCAGACAGTTTTCTTCGCAATTTCGGGTATTGTCTGCCTGATGTTGCTATTTGGCATTTTCTTCCTGAGTAAAAAACGCGAGCAAATAGTTATGGAAACGCCTGTACCTTCAGCAATATAGACGTAAACTTTTTCCGGTTGTTGTCGATATCTCCATATCCCTCAACCGGAAAATAATAATACAAAAATGCTTAGCCCAACTAATAATCACCTAATCCAAACGCCTCATTCATGTTCTGGTACAGTCGCTCAAATGTACTCCGGATACGCGGTTCGCTGATTTCCAGGACATTGTCGTCATTCAGCGACCTGTCCCGAGTATCACGGGCCTGCGAATTCATCAAGGAATGCATTGCAGAGTGAAGTATCGAGTCACGCCATATTTCGCTATCAGGATTCTGTATGATGGTTACATCGCCCAGCCCAGGGCTGTTTAGTCATCAGCGCTTTCTGACAGTGCTGAGATTTCAACCTGTTGCAGTAAAAATGAGTAGATATAGGGCAAGTGTGCTGCCAAACCCATCTTTTACGGGGTGAAGGTAGATTTGGTTTGAAGGGTATCTGGTGTCCCCTGCAGACATCTACTTGACGCGGCAGGGGATTGATTGGAATGGTGTTTTTTAGATGTGAAAAATATTTTACCCGCTATTTTACCCATTGGCGCGGCTTAAGAGCTTATTTTTGAATTCACAATGGTCACGATATAACCATCTTGCTCGCCCGTGGATAACTTTGGCTTTTGGCAGGTCGCCGGACTTAATCCGGTCATAGATGAAGGTTTTACCGAAGCCAGTATCGGCCATGATGAATTTCAAATCAACCAGTGAATCAGGTTGTAGTTCGTGTTGCATGAGTGCTATCTCCGAATAGGGAATCGAACCTGCAAATCAGGCAATAAAAAACCGCCATCAGGCGGCTTGGTGTTTTTCAGTTCTTCAATTCGAATATTGGTTACGTCTGCATGTGCTATCTGCGCCCACAGCATCCAGTGGTCATAGCAGTCATTGATGTTCTCTGCTTCGATAACTCTGTTGAATGGCTCTCCATTCCATTCACCTGTAACTCGGAAGTGCATTTATCATCTCCATAAAACAAAACTCGCCGTAGCGAGTTCAGATAAAAGAAATCCCCGCGAGTGCGAGGATTGTTATTCACCTTTGACGGCAAGTTGCAGGTTAGCCATTACCGCACCTCCAGTCTCCATACCGCCTGACCAATCCGGCTGGCATAGGTATCTTTGGATACTGCTCCGTCTTTAGCCAGCTCCATAAGAATTTTGCGCAAATCTGCCGAACGCCATTCTTCATCAGGAAATTCCTTCTCCATTGCCAAGCGCAGATTCCAGGTTGCCATCCTGAATGGATATTCCCCGCCGAGAGCTTTATCTTGCAGGGCAGCCCGGGAACGCATCACCTGCAAAACCTTCTCTTTTACATCCATCATTTCGCCTCCTGCGGCGGCTCTGGTAGCGGCATCCAGTGGGTTACTCCATGCCATATACCAGTTAAGGTTTCAAACCTTGGCTCTCTGCCTTTCTGTGTCTTGGCATATTCATTCCTTGTATATACGCATTGTCTAACTGCATATCCATTCCATCCAATAACTGTTTGTCTAATTTCAGGCATTCGCTCACTACAGCTTATCCAACCATCCGGAGTTACCGGAGTTGGTCCATCGAATTCTGGCATGTCAGGACCTTTTCTGATAGCTTTAGCCAGCTCCAGCGGGTCATCGTAAAGCCAGTCGCCAGTTTGTGGGTGATTTGCTTCTGCAAGCTGCGCAGCCCATTCAAGACCATCTTTTTGACCTTGGAGATAATCAAGCGGCAACTCTTCATGATTACTTGCAGGTTCTGCACTATCAGCTTCGCGCCGCTTCTGTAGCTCTGCTGCCATCGCTCTCACGACTTCAACTGGTGCCCTTGCAGCAAACTCTATGTTGGTGATCAGCTCATTAAGATATTGCTCGCTGGGATACTGTTTCTTATTGGTAATAGTGGTCATGCCGCGTTTCCTTCTTTCTTATTAACAATTACACCGTCATATATTTCATTAAGGTGCCCTCTCAACTCCATGCGCCTTAATGCAGATAACATGTAATCGCATTCAACCTGCTTATTTCCAGTAAATGGCTTATCGTCAGGATTACCCCAACAGCAATTACCCTTGGGCCATCCATGTACTTTCCGTACTCTTCCGTTAACAACGTGAAGTAATCCCCAGCCGGGTGGTAAATCCTCAACTGAAATAATTCCCGGCTCACTAATAAAGAATCGCCAGTCGCCCATTCCAAGAGACGGATTTTTACGAAAACGCTTTTTTCTATCTGCCAACAAGTCAGCACGAGAACATTTCGCCTCTATCAGGCATGATGCTGAATTTCTGAATCCCATAGCATCTGGCTGTTCTCCGGTACTGGTTACAGCTATAAAGCGGTCATGAAAACAAACCTTGAACTCGTTGCGCTTAAGGAACTTATACGCAATCTGACAGAGTTCGCGGTGTGTTAACGCCATATCACTCTCCTTTCCCATGTTGTCATGTGTTAGTCCTTATCCTGCTGTGCTTTCAACTGATGAGGGGAATAAAATCTTTTCATCAAATCCGGCATTCATATCATGGACAGCAACACACCAATCCATCGACGAACGATTATCAAGAGCCTCCATGATTTCATCCATGCGGCGCAGGTCATACAGGTAAATGTTTTTATCGCCAATGGTGTAAAAACCAATTTTTTTCGGTGATGGGCAGCGATCAAGAACTTCCTGTAATTCGTTCAACCATGCCTGTTCTTTTTTTGTCAAAGTTGCCATATCAGCTTTCCTTATACGGATTAATTTTATTGTGCAGTGTGTTGAACGACGCCCATACCACGTCGTTATACAATTCAATAACTGGCTCAATTACTTTTCCGATTATCCAGGCCAGTAATAGCGGGGATATCGGTATCATCAACACGATAAACAGAATGAGAAACAAAAATTCTATCGCTCTACTTTTTCGCGGATATTCTTTTCTGAATAATGTAGGCACATCACTCTCCTTTGTTGCTCCTCAAAATTTTATGCCCTGGCGCAAAAGCACGCGTTTTGTCGGCGCTTATTCGCCACCCATCTTTACGTGCCTCTTTTGCACAGCCAGCCCATGACGTACCGATATACTCACCGAAGTCTGGCACTGGATATACACCTTCCGTACACTGGCGGCAGTCACAATAGAGATGCATGGTGTAACTTGCGGCAATAGCCATATCACTCTCCTTTAGTACGCAAGTGGTTTTTCCAGCGGTTTTGCGCCGCGCTGGGCTTTTTGCAAAAACCACAATCCATCATCCCGTAATGTTTCATTAACCCCATCCGTCGGTTGCTGAGTCTCACCCACTGCCATACGCCTGGATCGTTTCTGCGAACTAACAGAATCTTTGCTTTACGGTTTTTCATCGCTTTGCTCTCCTGCGTCTCCTTTGATGCGAATGCCAGGGGCGCGTGGCACATTAACTTCCACGATGCGCACAGTTGGTTTGTACATCTCAATCGCTGTCAGCCAGTCAGCTCCTGTCATGCGCTTTTCCGCATCGCCATTAGTCCACTGAACCGGTACACCAATAGCCTTCATCGCGATTTCTATTTCCCCGGCAATGGCGCTTTTTCCGCAACCAGTAAAACCAGATACAACGACAAGAACTTCGCCTTTGGCTGGTTTTATTTCCCGTGCTTCCAGTTCTGCTATGCGCTTCTCTGCGGATTCCAGCGCCGCAACCAATTCGTCTACAGTTCCGGCAGCTTGCAGTGCGTAATCGGTAATAGCCATCTCATGATCAATTTCAGTACCGTTCTCATTCGTTGAGGTGATAGCAAAATAATCAGAGTCGATTTCGTTATCAGCTAAGTGGCGTAGCGTATCGGCAACAAGCCGGCCGTTTTCGATTAGCAGCTTCCCAACCGTAAGAGCAATTTCCTCGTTCTCCTGGTCGCGGGATTTGATGTACTGCTGGTTTCTTTCCCGTTCATCCAGAAGCGCCAGCACAGTAGCCGGATTGGCTGCGGCGATGAATTCAGCATTGGCCTGCTG